TTAGCAGATACCCATTTGTTAACTTTATCAATTCTGTTGTTTGCGTTTTCGCCAAGCTTTTCTATTTCAGCGTTATAATTTACTTGGGTTTTTTGATAAACATCAGAGATTAAACTTTTAAAAGCGTCTTCTCCAACATTGTTATTTTTAGCCCATTCGCGCAACGTTTGATCTACTTCTTCTGGTGGCGCTTCAAAACCTTCGGGGTACGCATAGCCATTAATGTCTTCTGGTACGCCAAGAGACTTTGCGTAATCTGACGCAGCTTCCGCTTTGACTTCTTCACGCAGATCATTTGTTTTTTTTGAATATGCCCCGTATAATTCGTTATACGCTTTGGCTTGATCTTCGGGCGAATTAAACTTCTCCAATAACCATTCTGGACGTGCATCTACTTCCGACGCGGGTGTTTCCGCATCGGGTCTGAACATCGTCCCAGTTTCTTGGGATGTTTCTTCTGATGTAGTGGCAGCTTCTTCAGTCATTTATTTTCCCATATTTTTGTAATTGTTTTTAGTAGACGTAGCGAAATTTTTTACAGAATTGTTAGAGCCGTGTGTTTTAGGCATATTTCGATAATTGTTGTCTGTATTTGTAAAAGACCTGCCTAAACGTTTCATTACTCCGCTAATTTGCTTGCGAGTTTCTTTGTCCATCATTGTTTTATACAAAACGCCCATATTATTTTCCCTTGGGTTTAGTTTTACGTCTGTGATCAAGAATACCAGCTAAACGCCTCATGCCTTCTTGCATCCTTAATTCTGCATCTGTGCAGGACGGGTGCATTATGGCATTGATAGATATAGATTTTATGTAATCCATAACAGCGTCACCATCATCGGTATTTAGAACGTTTCGACAGACAACGTTTATTTGTTCTTCGGCTTTAGGAGGACGGACATAACCATCGACGGAATTTTCAGCCAGTGATCGAACTTCCTCGATTTTTCGCTTAACGGCGTGTTGGCTCAATAACCTTTACCGCCGCCGCTTTTACCGCCTTTTTTAATTGGCTTTTTCTTCATTGGATTAATCCTTGTTGTGGTGCGGCTGCTTGTGCTTGTTCCATTTGCGCTTGCTGCATCATTTCGGCTTGCGCTTGCATGGCTTGCATAATTTCTGGCGCAGATTTATAAAGCTTGGTTTCCAAGCCCATGCGCTCCTGCATCCAAGTGTGCAATTCTTCTAAATTATACATTTGGCTTGCCGCTTGTGGGCCATACATTTGAGCGCGTATTTGATAGTCTTGCAGTAGCTTTTGAACATCTTGCCCATGTTGGGCTTGTGCTAATGGCGATATTGCTCTGATCTGAATAGCGCGACCATTTACTACTGGTAACTGAATATCGCCGCGTTTTTCTAATATATATAAGGCTCTACGCATGTAAGGCTGAATAAACTCATAGAACACTCGCGCAAATCCAGCAGAAGTGCGATGAGCCAAATCAGCCATACGTTCTGATACTTCATAAGCTGTAGCTGGCGTTTTGTTTGGATCAGACAGCATATCGTTATACATGGCGCGTTTAATGTTTAGACGCTGATCGCCCAACACTACGTCCTGCATATTAAAATTGCCTGTACTTCCTGTAATTGGCTCAAGCCCACGGCTTCCAATTTCCTTGGTAATTATAGTCCCAGGCAACAATGAAATGTTGTCAGCGTTTACAGTGCCTTCGTTGTCTGTTTGGTACATGCCAACAATAGACATTGCGGCATTTTCCAAAATCATTTCGACCATTAGATTTGTGGTTCTAATTGCGCCCATTGCATTAAGTAGTGGGCCGCGCCCCCAAGTTTCTCCTGCCGCTGTAGACCAGCGAAACGCTATAAACGGATTAGCCCCTACGCCTTCCATTTTGCGAGATTGCAGTAATTCACTGTGGTTTTCGCATACGACTACACTGTAATAACATTCTTTGTCTGCTTGAGTGTAATCGCGGTAAGTGTATTCAATAATATCCAGTTCTTTATCTGCGCTGTCAGATATGTCTGAATAGGTTTTCATCATATCTTCGCGTTTCATATCAGGATAGCGAACAGGCAAATGTTGGGCTTTGACTTTTTGGCAACGATAAACGCCACCAATCATATCGTCAGCGCCACGTTCAAGATAAACGTCTGTTATTGGTATGGCTCTGTGATGAAACGCGGAATCTCCCGTTCCTTCTTCAAACAAAAGAACGCCTGTAGAAATAGCCATATCGTGTAGGCTTTCTGCGGTTTCTTGAGCAAAGTTAGAGTTCCAGATTTCCTCAAACACAAATTTATTAATTTCGTCTAAATCACGATCTACAGCTTTTTTATCTCTAGGATCAATCATTGAAGACGCATCAAGTTTAACAAACTCGGTAAACGGCGGCATTAGTCCAGCTTGCATTCTGGATACAAATTCAGACACAGCGTTTGCGCCAGTTTCGTCAAATATGTCTTCTGCTTTATCTACAGGATTGATCATATGAAAACGCTTACGGGCTGGCATCGTTAGACGTAAAGCATCGTCGTATAGACCCTCTAGTCTTTGCCGTTCATGCTTTGCGTGATTGCGGCGTTCAACGATAGTTTTAACGTCCATATTTAATTATCCAGTTGCAAAGAAAGATCGGTTTGAAAATAACCCGCTACTACCAGCAAACTTACTGCTTGTATTCATGCCACCTCTGCGTGACGCGTATTCTTCATTTCTAGCTGATACGGCTGCTGAACTAGATTTTGCAGCTTCACCCGCTGCAACTTTTTTAGTTTCTGCTGACGCTTTTTCTGCGGCTGCTTGTTGGCGATTAGCTGTTTTTTTAGCTTGTTTTGTAGAATGAACTGTAGCTGCGCCAGTAAGGGCAGTTGCCATTGCCATCATTGTCATTGGTTCACACATAACGCCCTCAAAATCAGCCAATTTATTGGGACGCTTCGCTTATCGGGGCTTTAAGTCAAGCCTATCTGCCTCTGGAAAGAATAGACTGCCTGTTTTGCTGTCTGGCGGTCATAGAACTACCGCGATTAAACAGGTTTTGTTTTCTGTCTGCTTGAATAGATGGTTTGGCGTGGGGATTACGCCCAATGATTTTTTTGCCGTAGCCCATACGCAAAAACATATATTGTTCCGCATCGCTAATGTGGCTGTATATTGATTTCTTATCTATTTCTTCCCGATCTTTAAGATAGGAATAGCCGCCTTTTTTGGCGTTTAGCAAATATGTGCAGTTTGGAGATATGTAATACGCTGGCCTTCCATCTATAAGTGTATTTAACTGAGTTTCTACAGCCCCTACACGAATAATAGGATCGTTAGACCAAGCTGGCTGCACATCCAGCCCTGCTGCTTTAAACACTTGGTATGGCGTAACGCTATCAGTAGTTGCTCGGTCCTCGCCACGCGGATCGCCCGTTATTACAATAGGGTATCCATGATAGTTTTCCTTAATATGATTGCTAAGAAGATCAGCAAATTGTTTGGCATTTGTATCTCTAGTTACCAGTTCGTCAAAAACCCGCACTTGGCCCCTTACATCCTGACCGAATGACGCCGCTGGGGTTAATCCAAAGTCCACACCTATATGAATAGGCAAGCCTTCTGTTGCGCCAAATTGCTCGTCGGCAACGTGCATTTTCTCAGAAAAGCCGCGATATACAGGACGCCCAGCAAATATGCGCCCGATATTGTTTTGCAGCATGTTTCTAATCCAATCGCGGGTCTGTCCGTGAAGTAGATCAGTATAATAAGTTACATCTGTAAATTTAGCGTTTTCTCTGTCTGGATTTAATTCATATCCAACCAGTTCACCGCTTGGCCCAAACTTATCCACCACCGCTGGCGGCTGGGTCATAAATGTCCAGTTTTCTGGCTTAATAAGCGTAAGCCTGTCATCTTCTGTCATCCAATCTGGTGCCTCTGCCTGACCAGACATAATAGCCCACCAGTGTTCTTCGTGAGGCGCGTTTGTGTCCATAATCACACAAGAACGTGTCGGACCCCCTTCAATCATGCGGGGGTATCGCTTTACTCTAGAAATTGCGGCAGTTACGATTTCACGGCTAAGTTCACGCGCCTCGTTTAACCATATAGCAGTAAACTCAAACGACAGCAATTTACGAACGTCCTCGTCGCGGTCTAAAGCCAAAAACCAAACCTCGGCCTCAAGATCAATTTCTGGAATGCGAATATCCTGGCGAAACGGCGCTCTCCACCGTACTTTGCCAAAATCATTTTCGGGAAGCCAGTCCAACCACGTTTTCATAGTTGTTGTTTCTAATTGCGGCGTAGTATTGCGAATTACGCCC